TTCCATGCCGTTTTCCCTGTAAGCTCTTAGGTAAAGGTTTGCTTTCTTAGCAAATATCTCAGGGAACTGAAAGTTCTTTAGTACATACTCTTGCAGATTCTTCTGCATACCCTCACGCAAATCCTTATCAAGGATAAGCTGCTTGGTGTAGCGATACCACCCAGACTCCTCTGCCTTTGACACGATGAATCCGTTGTATCCGTGCTTGATGTGCTCCTTGTAGTAATCCATGTCAGAGCAGATGAGAGCCTTACCCATCCATCCAGCCTCAACGACCTTCAGCTCAGAACGAGAGCGATTGAACTCCGTCTTGTTCACTGGAGCATAGGCTACATCGACATCGTTATACCCGTACATATACTCGTACACAGACCTAGCGGGGATGCGGTTGTAGTGCTTGTTGTTTCCTCTGTTGCTGAATATCCGCTCGTAGAAGTTATAGGAGGGGTTGTCATTGTAACCTCCCAGCGTAACGGTGTACTTGCCATTCAGTGACCTGTCATTGCAAAGCATCTTCATGCTCTTCTCCATCAGTGCAACGTCTTCAATGTGCTGAGCACCACCGAACCAACCGAAGCGCACATAGGGCGCTGGGCGTTGCACGGGGACGTATTGATGGAACTTATTGGGGTAAGGCACATTCTTGATTACCGTTACCTCTGGGTTGAAGTTGCCAGCCCTGCTAGCCAAGTAATCCGTTGAGCAAGTGATGTAGTCTGCTTGCCTGATGTTCTCCTCGATGATGCGAGATAGGTTGTTGTCTTTGTAATGCTTGTAGGATACATGGTCCTTGTTAAGGACCCAGTAGTCGTCAAGGTCTAAGATAACCCTAGCACCAAACTGTTTCAACGCCTTGGCTGCTTCTTGGACGGACTCAATGGACTTCGTGTCCATAACCCTTGTGATAACAAAGAGGTCTGTCTCTACGATGTTCGTGTCCCCAATCTTGTCAAATCCAGCAAAATTCCTGAACTCAAACAAGTCGGAGCTATCCTCCATCCAAGCGTTTGGCATATTGAGACGATAGAACGCAGCTCCGCTCTCTTCCTGTGTGTAAATCGTGCTAATGACGATTGGTCTTTTATTCATATTAAATTGATTACAAATATAAGGGTATTTTACCCGTCACACGAGAGACAACTAGGGTCAGTAGCCCTTGCAGCGATATCCCCACGCAATACGGACTCCGTTCTCATGTAGTAGAGCGTCTTGATTCCTTGGTTCCAAGCCTCCATGTGGACTTGGTTAATCCACTTGGGGGATGCCTCCGTAGGGAATGCAAGGTTCAGCGAAACAGATTGGTCCACATAACGCTGACGAATGCTCGCTTGCTTGATTATCTCCATCTGATTAATCTCCTTGAAGGTCTTGTAGACATCCTTAATCGACTCAACAAGAGCCGTTGAAGACCTAGGTTCATCGATGTGCTTGACCTCACCGTTGACAAAGAGATAGCTGTCAAGGAAATCAAGCCCCTGAACGCTACCACCATCCTCTAGAATCTTATCCCATACCTCCTTGGTGTTCATGCCAATCTTACGCAAGGTCTTCTCAAGCTCTGGGTTCTTCCTGATGAATGTACCCTTTGCGGATTGCTCCGTGAACACATTCGCTGCCCAAGGCTCGATACCAGCCGACACATTGCCAGAGAGCTTTGAATTGCTAACTGTTGGGGCAACAGCTCGTAGATGGGTGTTTCGCATACCGAAGCCTCTGCACCACAACGGCTCCCCGTAGATGCGAGCCATATCCCTTGAGGCACGCTCGCTCTCAAGCTTGATGTGCGAGAAGATGGAGCGTGTGTGCATCTGCGCTGGGAGTCCTTCAAAGGACATCCCCTTCTGCTGTAGGTAGGTATGCCAGCCGAGGACACCGAGCCCAAGAGCTCGCCCCTTCTCCGCTGAACGAACAGAGTTCTCAAAGCCCCTCATGTTCTTGGCTTTCTGGATGAACTCTTCAAGAACCCCGTCAAGGAACATTGTAGCGGTGTACACAAGGTCTGTATCCTTCCACTCGTCGTACTTCGCTAGGTTGAGCGACGATAGGCAGCACACAAACGAGTGAGACTCATCAGTGTATAAAGCAATCTCTGAGCAGATGTTGGTCATGAAGACCTTGAGCCCGTTCTTTTTGTACATCTCTGGGTTTGCCTTGTTGACATTCCCACGGAACATGACATAGGGTTCTCCTGTAGCCTTACGCTTCTGAAGGACTTTGGCCCAGCGTCTGCGTGACTCTTGGTCGCCCTCTTCAAGCTTACGCATGAACTTATCCGAAACAACAACGCATTGGTGCATATTCAAGCACTGGCGGTTCACATCGCCCTTTGGCTCACGAATCTCAATCCACTCCCAGAAGTCATCGTGCTCGATGTTCAGGTTGACGCTTGCAGCACCACGCCTTACGTTCCCCTGCGATGTTGCAAGGATGGTGGAGTCGTAGATTTTGCAGAATGGGACAACGCCATCGGTAGTGCCGTTTGAGTTAGCGATAGGGGAGCCAGCAGGTCGCAGCATATTCATACCGATACCGACCCCGCCACCGTGCTTTGCTAGCAGCATCATCTCTAGGTTCTTCATGCCGATGTCTTGGATGCTATCTCCAACATCTACACCGAAGCAAGAGATGGGTAGCCCTCTATCGGTTCCTGTGTTAGCGAGAACTGGCGTGGCTAAGCACAACCAATTATTCCAGACGTACGAGAACAGCTTGTCCTCGAACGCCTTCGTCTGATTCAATCTGTTTGTTACTGCTCTACATACTCTATTGTATGCTTCTTTGGGGGTTTCGTTGTTAATCAAGTACCCATTCGTCATGGTCTTGACGTACTCCTCTGTGTTGCCCCAAGTTGGAAAGTCTACACCGACCTCCCAATTAAATTCTTTTCCGTAGTTTTTCATTATTTATCTGTCCAAGTTAAATTGTCTGATTCTCCGACTGTCAACACTTGACCAGCCGTCCCTATACCTAAATTCTTCCACTCAGAACCGTCCCAATATTTGATATCCCCAATATTTTGACCGCTGGAATACCCAGCACCCGCTGGACCTGTAGCTCCAGTAGCCCCTGCTGGCCCTTCTGGGCCTGTAGGCCCTTGTTCTCCAGTTGGCCCTGGGTCCCCTTGAATGCCCTGAGGCCCTTGCAGACCTTGAGGCCCTTGTTCTCCAGCTGGCCCCTTACCGCCCCTCCATTTGTTTTCAAGGAAGTCCGTAATCAGAGGAAAGCTAACGCCTGTAACCCTGTTTATCTGGATGACGCTTGCATCTGGGTTCTCTGTGAGGTAATCAAAGAGAATCTTGTCTGTGTAGTTGTAGTTCATTTCTCTTTGGATTTTGCTTTTATGATTTCCATAACCGACTCATCGGTCTCGTCAGTCTCGCAGATATAGGTAACAAAGAACTTCTTCCCGTTAATCTGGGTATCCCAATAAAAAACGGTCAGCTTCTCAACCTCATCCTCCGTCATTGAGTCGCAGATGTCAGCGACTTTGCTCTTGTACTCTTTTGGTGTAAGTCTTTTCAGTTTCATAGTTTAAAGGTTTAGTGCCAAACATCTTCAAAGTCTTCCCCCTCTCCAGCTTTGGAGTAATCCGTTGGGCGTAGAGCGAAGAAGTCCGTATGCGTGAGACCACCCGTTAGGTGATAGAACCAGTCGAGGTTATCGGATTTCGTGGTGTCAACGATGAACACAGGCTCGTATCCGAGCTCGATAAGCTTCTCGTTGGCACGCTTGCGGATGAACTCCACCAAGTCCTCTGCCTTCAGGTTCTCTAAGTCCCCGTTCTCAAACATCTTGTTGATGAAATCAATCTCCATGTTGACGCTCAAATGAGCAGCCTCCAGAATCTTCTCTCTCGCTGCATCCCTAAGCTCTGGGTACTCTTCGCACATCTGCCTGAACAGCATACAACCCATCTTAGAGTGCAAGGATTCATCCCTCACAGACCATTTCATCTGCTGCCCTATCCCCTTGAGGAGGTTACGCATCTGAAAGGAATACAGCACAGCAAAGGAGGAGTACAGCGACACGCCCTCAGCGAAGGCAGAGAATACCGCCAGCGACTTAGTTACCTCGACCCTAGCGAGCGGCATCGTTGCCAGCTCCACATATGTGTAGTCGTTCTTGGTGTTCATCAGGTTGTCGAACTTGTTCTTCGTTACCTCGTTGTGGAGGAATCCGTCGAAGTTCTCCAAGCCCAAGGTCTCGTTGAGGTAGCTGTAAGCCGTTGCGTGGATGGTCTCCTGAGAGCCAAACATCATCGCCATTTGGATGATTTCATGCTTCGGAAACCACCTTGTGACCTGATTTGTCCAATAGTCGGACACAGCACACTCTGTTTGTGCGAAGCCTAGCAAGATGTTCCCGACGAGCTGTTTCTCGTGGTCAGATAAGTTTTCTCTAAAGTCTTTAACGTCCTGTTGCATGGGTATCTCCGTGTGCAACCAGAACGCTTGAGCTTGCTTGAGCCACCCCTCCGTATAGTAGACGGGGTACTCAAAGGGTTTGTATGGGATTCTTTGTTTAAATAGCATCTTTGATTTTTTTAATGAATGAACTAGTCTTTATCTCCTCCAAATCAGCCACTGGAATCCATGTGAACAGGTCGCTACGGCCTTCCCTTGAGTGGTTCTTGTAGGGGCCCGCAAATTTATAGTAAACCCGCTTATCCTCCAATAGCTTTGGCTCTACAATGGATACGATTTTATCCCTATCCACCATCACCCATCGGTCCTCAAACTCGTACACAATGAATGTCGCTAACCCGTATCCCCAACCTAGCCTACCGCTTACATTCTTCATCTCGAAGATAGCGTAAGCCTCGTTGAAACCAGAGCCCCTTGATAGCCTCCTACGGCCCTTCACGTCGATGCAATCCCCGTTGATGGATACATCCCAGTGCTCGTGGATATTCTGATACTGAGAAGCCCTCAGGATGGTTTCTGGCAGACCGTAGGTGAGGATATAGTCAGCGACAAACCTCTCCTCTGCCGATTTCCCTTCGGCTACCGATGAAGCAAACCTGCTCATATTACTGAGAGTTGTGCTCTTCCAGAGCGTCTTTAAGGAAGTCTAACTCCTTCCTTGAATCCACCAACAGCTCGGTGCAAGCTTTCCTAACGAGCTCTTCGTCGTGTATCGGGTCCCCTTTTTCGTCGTGTAGTTTTTCGTACAGGTCGACTGCGTGTCTTTGAATGCGACTTACTGACATCAGGTAGTAAGCCGACAGTTGTATCTTGTCCATCGTTTAAGATTATGTTTATGGTTTGGTCTACTTGTAATTGGTTTTTAGGTAAAAAGATTTTGTAATCAGTCATCTCGTTGATGACCAGCCAGTGAAGAAATAGCTTCCAGCGTATCGTGAATGTGTGCTGTGAAGGCACAAATCCCTTGGTCTCAATGATGAACTTGTGGTCATGCGACACAAAGTCAGGCTTGTAGGTGATGGGGAACTCCTTCCCGTTACTTCGGTTGACCATGAGCTGAGCCCCGTTGGTGCACTTAAAGTAGGTACCTGAGAAAACGAAGCCGTCCATGAGCGTGTACGATTCCGACTCATAGTCGAATACCAAACCAGCGGCTCTGAGTTTCTTGTAGCAGTAGAGCTCCAGACCACTCTTGAATTGGATTCCATCGTAGAAGTTCTTCTCTGCATTTATCTTAGTTTTTTTGGCCATCTGTAAATCTATGAACCTATCTGTCAATTATCTAAATAAAGTTTCACTTAGTTCTCCACAGGCTAAAGGGCTGAACATCAGCGAACCATCATTGAAGTAGAAGGTGTTCCTGTCGAAGTTGCACTCGAACATGAGCGGGTTGTCCAACGATGTAGGGGAACCACCCGTTTCTGTCTCACGAATCTTACGGACGTGCATCTCAACAGTTCGCCTCAACGCTGCATCGGGGTGCTGAATTTTTCTGTGAAAGGTCACGAAATCATCCGCCCTATTTACGAACTTACCACCTCCCTCGGTCTGCTCTGCAAACGGGGCAATGGGCAATCCGTCTGGGCCCTTCATACGCTGGGCTTCCGTTACTGCGTGGGCGTTGAGCCACACCGCAATGCCGTTGGCGTTCGCCATTGTCAGCATCTCGCTAATCGCTTCGTAGTCGTACTCATGCACACCCAAGGTGGAACCCTGCCTCATATCACGCTTGAGTCCGTTGTAGGGGTCTATGAGGACCCCATCAAGCCTCTCTTGGCGTAGAACCTTCTCAGTGAAGACGAGGAGGTCATAGAAGGAGTAGGTTTTGTTGTTCTCGATAATCGTGAAGTGAGCTCGAACCCAGTCGTAGCTGAGCTTCAATTCAGCCTTGGTCATCGACTCAATGGTCTTACCCATGGCGAAGGTCATTAGCTTCATCTTCACGGAGGCGGTCTTGTTCTCGGAGGTGTATAGCAACCACTTCCATCCGTGCCTCATAGAGCTAGCCACCTGTAGGTACAATGCGAAGGTCGTCTTACCGATGTTGGAATGGCCGTTGATGACCATGAAGTTCTTCTTGAACCGCCAGTGAGCGTCAACCTTCTCGATACCAGTGGACAGACCTTGAGGAATCTCCCCTCTTGCGAACATGGAAATCCACTTGTAATCGTCGTCGTCAGAGGAGATGAAGGACATATCCCCATCGCTGATTAGGAGCTCCCTACGCATCTTATCACGCTCGTCGAGGACATTCTTAATGGGCATCAATTTGCCTCGCTCTAATCCGTCCCTGATGGTGTTCATGGCTACCTGCATGGAGTCTACATCTCGCTTGCTTATCTCCCTAGCCAATACACGGACGACTTCATCCTCCTCCATCAGCGAGGCAGCGATGTACCCTCCACAGAGCACGGAGGCACGAAGCAGCACATCGTGCTTCTCCCCCTGCTCAGCTCTGCGAATCATGCGACACGCAATGTTCAGCTGTTCATAGTCTGTGATGCCAGCTGTTTTAACTTCAATCTGTTGCGCCTCGGCTCGTTCGGAGAGAAGACCCCCGTAGGGTTCAGCGTCCTCCCTATATACAATCTCTGGGTCGTAGCTAAAGAAGCAAGCCCTTGACACATTGATACCCGTTGGGTCTACCTCAAGGCCGTAATTGATGTCGTAGTACTTGATAATGGAGCGGTAGTGGTCTCGGTGGCGTTCGGGGTTTGATATCCTTACCACGACCTTGATGCCTCTACCAGAGGGGGACACGAAGCATACAAGCGTGTGCTTGTCCAGTGCTATGTGCCTCTTGGCTTCTACAGCGTTAACATCGTCGATGTCGATAACCATCAAGCCAGAGTGCTCCTCAAGGGACGCATCGTCCCTCGTCTTGAACACCCCAGAGAAACAGATAATGGGTAGCTGCTTCTTCTCGTCTTTAGTTGCCTCGCCTGAGCGAATGCGCTCAATAATCGTTAAAGAATACTTTTTTGGGTTCGCCACTTGTTGAACTACTTGTCCAAGCGTAGCGACAATCGGGCTCGCTGTGTCCGTCAGTGTCTTGAACACCGTTATCCTCTTGTCTAGCGGGTTGGTCTCGTTCATCTTGTAATACGATTTTTAATAAAATTAAATAGCCAATTAAATCAGTTACGGTGTCCTCGGTGTGGTCGTTGAGCCCTCGGTTCTTGATGCGGTTCAACTTGTCATCTATCCTAGCGCAGATAGAATCCCTCGGTGATTTCTTGCTGAACACATTCGCAGGGTTCGTTGCGCTATCCCCGTAAGCGATGTTCTTCTCGATGAGCAAGGTCTCAATAGCACGGACTTGCTCGATAATCTTTTCGTTAGTACTCTTTTTGGTATCTTCCATTGTCATATTTTTGGGTTACTTGATAAACAAAAGCTTTAATCTCTGAGCCGTCCTCCATGATGAGCGGTATCTTCTCTCGCTCGTAGAAGTAAGGGTGGCCCTCAAGGGAATCTAAAATCCTGAGCCCCACATCATCAACGGAGTAGAGCTCTATCTTGACATTCTCGCCATCCTCGTGCTCTCCTTTGATTAAGTAGGGGAGCCCGTCAACGCATAGCCTCATCTTCGCCTTGGTTTCGCAATCGCCTAAGAACTCGGCATCAGCGTACTCCATGTAAGGGTGGTTGCCTTTATTGCGCTTTAGAGTGCCATACACTCCAACTAGGTGTCTATCCATTGGACACCTCCATTCGTATTCTTCTAATGAGCCTTGATGCGTTGGACACAAAGACTGATGATGGTCTGCTCTGACCATTGTATACTTTAATGAATCCTCCCCTCGACATATCTAAATGCTTGGCCATTGTGGATTGCGAAATGCCATATTCATCCACAAGAGACCTTATGATGTAAACGGCTTTCTCAGGTGTCATGGTCTTTTGTTTAGTAGGTGTAGCTTTTTTTCTGCAATTTTAATGGTTAAGTCGCTAAATGCAGCCCTATTCTGCAAAACAGATTGCAAATTGCTTGACTCTTGCTCGATTGATTCGGCCCCAAGCTTTGAGGTCCATTGCGTATATCGCTTCGTATCAAATAGTTCTTGGTTCATAGTTTAAAAGTTATCGTTACACCAGATGGGGGTCTTTTCGCCAACATAAGCCGATGTCATATTAAAGTAGAAGTAATCAAACGCATCCTCTTCGTTCATGTCTTTTGAAAGAATTTCAATGCACTTAGATATAGAGTAAATGAGGCGCATGGTCTCCCAGTCAATACCTATGATAGCATCGTCGAAGCCGTCAACCTTGAGTAGTCCTTCCTCCTCGTAAATTTTGAATAATTTCTCGCTGAATTTAGTCATAGGTTTGGGGTTAATGGGTTAGGTGGTAGGGGCATCCAGTAGAGAACTGAGGATAATTCATTGCAAGACTCCCAACAAAAAGATGCATCATCAAGCTCAGATAAACATTCTACGCTTTGATAGCCATATTTTGTAAACACTAGAACATCTTCACCAAAAGCGGGTTTCTTTTTTTTCAATTTAATCCATTTTCTGCTACGCTCTTCAACAAGCCTAATGATTTCTTCTTGCTGCTTCTCAGTGAGCATCACATCGCCATTCGCATCTCGCATTTGCTCAAAGCATGAGCGTAAGCTCCATTCGGTTTTGATTGTTTCGTTTTTCATGGGGTTGGGGGTTATCATTACAAAGACTGCAACTCCGACTTGACATCATTCCAAAAATATTCATCGCAATAGATGTCATCGTTAGTTGCATTTGCTCCATCTGTATGGCTTCCGCAATTATTATTTAATATTTCTTCAACTGCTATTAATGCACATTCTTTCGCTTGTATCCAACTTAAATCGTGATACAATAAATCAGAACCTTTAAAATACTTATTTGTCAATTCTGTTGCTTTTTCTTTTGGTGTCATGGTTTCATGGGTTTGAGGTTTGGTTATCCGTTGGAAACAGATTTGGATTTTTTTTGCAGATGTTTACGGTATCAAAAGTGCGTACCGATGTATGTATTGAATCACAAAATTCGCACTTATAGTACCCCTTAGGGT